ACTTTCGCACACGATGAGTAGCAAACGCTATTGACAGGTCGGATAGCAAACGCTACCGTTGCGGCCATCCCACCCGGAGAGCCGCATGCCCGACACCACCACCTCCGACCTCGCCGCCGCGTGGACCGCGGCGATGAGCCAGGCCCGCGCCGACCTGCCGGGCGCGTTCGCTGACGACCTGCAGGACATCGTGGCGGCAACGCTGCAGGTGCGCTTCGAGGTGGCGGGAGCCACCTACACGCTCCAGCAGATGCTCGAGGGCAACAGCGACGACGAGGCCCTGTGCGAGTGGCTCCAGGCCGCGCGCCCCGGCGACTACTTCCCCGATGGCCTGGGCTGCCGCTGCGTGGCCCACGTCGATCCGCTCGACACCTATCGCCGGCTGCTCGCCAGCCACGACTGGCAGTTCGAGTTCTCCGACGACCAGCGCGCGTGGCGCAAGGGCCACTACGAGCGGCAGGCGCTGCTCGCGCTGCGCGACAAGCACGACCCCGACTACGCGATCTGGAACAGCGTGGCGCCGGCCGCGTTCCGCATCGAGGACGTGCCGCTGTGAACACCCTGAAGGCCATCCGCTTGCGCCTGCTCATCCGCAACGCCCGCAGCGACATCCGCATGGCCCAGGCCGCGCTGCGCCACGCGCAGGACGACTGCGATCGGCTGCCGGCGCAGATCAAGGTGTGGGAGGACCGCGAGGCCGCGCTGGTGTGCGAGCTGGCGCTGCTGCCGCGGCGCGACTGGCCCTCGATCGCGTTCGCCAGCGGCATCGGCGCGGCGCTGGCGCTGCTCGTGGCCTACGGGCCTTCACTCATGACGAGGGCGTAATGGACCGCGACGACGAATTCGCCGCCGCCCGCGGCATCGTGACCGGAGCGCTGCTGTCGCTGGGCCTCGTGTTCGGATGCGCGCTGCTGGTGCACATCGTGGCGACTTGGGTGGGCGCGTGAAAGAGCGGCCCATCCTCTTCTCGGCGCCGATGGTGCGCGCGATCCTGGCCGGCACGAAGACGCAGACGCGGCGGGCGCTGGCGCCCGACCTTTTCATGAGCAGCGGCGGCGCCGTCGTGCGGATGGCATCGGCAGGCCCGGCGACGACCGGCATTCGGGAGGCTCACTGCCCGTACTGGCGGGAGCCCGGCGACCGGCTCTACGTCAAGGAGACCGGCCACTGGAAGACTGGCGACGTGTTCTACCGCGCCGGCACCGAGCACTACAGCGCAGAGATGGCCAATGCCGCCGCACTGGTAGCGCTCGGCGGCGACCGCATGCGCTGGCAGCCCGCGATCCACATGCCCCGCTGGGCCAGCCGCATCACGCTGGAGATCACCGGCGTCCGGGTGGAGAGGCTGAAGGACATCAGCGCCGATGACGCCTATGACGAGGGCGCCGCGGATTGGGCTGCGGAGACGCAACGCAATGGCAACAAGTGGCCGAACATCGTGCGGGCCTATCAAGGACTGTGGGAGTCCATCAACGGCCCCGGCAGTTGGGACGCGAATCCCTGGGTGTGGGCCATCTCGTTCCGGCGGAGGCTCCCGTGATCGCCGACCCCCACGAAGGCCCGCGGACGTGATCCACTATCACGGCACCCCCATGACGCCGGCCGCCGACATGGCAAAGGCGTTCGCGGCCCGGCATGCGATGGTCTCGTTCGAAGACCCGCGGCAGATCGAGGTGGCCGCCGAAATCTGCCAGTCCGTCGTGCTCGACAACGGCGCCTTCTCTGCGTGGCGCCAGGGCAAGCCGTACGACTTCGCCGGCTTTGCTGCGTGGGCCTTGAAGTGGATCAGGCACCCGTGCGTCGAGTGGGCGGTGATCCCCGACGTGATCGACGGCGACGAGACGCAGAACGACGCGCTGCTTGAAGACTGGCCGCTGCCGGTGGCGGTCAGCGTGCCGGTCTATCACATGCACGAGGACATCGCCCGCCTCGTGCGGCTGGCCGATCGCTTCCCGCGCGTGGCGCTGGGTTCGAGCGGAGAGTACGCGACGGTCGGCACCGATCAATGGTGGGCGCGCATGGCCGACATGATGGACGCCATTTGCGACGCCGAGGGGCGCCCGCTGGTGAAGCTGCACGGCCTGCGCATGCTCGACCCGGGCGTGTTCAGCAAGCTGCCGCTGGCATCGGCCGACTCGACCAACGTCGCGCGCAACGTCGGCATCGACAGCGCCTGGAGGCAGTCCTACGCGCCTGACTCGCGGGCCATGCGCGCGCTGATCCTCATGGAGCGCATCGAGCGGCACGCCAGCGCGGCGTACTGGGACCGCGCCGGCATCCAGGCGTACCAGAACATGAGGCTGTTCGGATGATCGCCGACCCGAACGACGGCCGCCGCTGCAGCAGGTGCTGGCACCTGCCGGAGTGCCCGACGCCGCAGGCGTGCGAACAGGCCGAGCAAGACCGCATCGACCGCGCCGCATGGCGCGACTTCCGCATCGCCGCAGTGCTCATCGCAGTGCTGGCGGTGGTGATCCTGGTTCTCAACTGGAGATAACGTTGAGCTCAGTTCTCACTCCCCTGGTCGAACACGACCGGTCCCGATTCCTCGGCGGCAGCGATGCCGCAGCGGTGATGGGCCTGAGCCCCTGGTCCACGCCACTCGAGCTGTGGATGGAAAAGACTGGCCGCGCGCGGAAGGACCCTGAAGACCCAATGCGCAAGCGCGTGCTGCTGCGCGGCCAGAAGCTCGAGCCCTTCATCCGCGACATGACGATCAACGCGCTGCGCGACCGCGGCCTCAAGGTCGAGCTGCTTGCGTGCAACCTGCGCTACCAGGACCCCGAGCACTCGTTTCTGTCGTGCGAAATCGATTTTGAACTCAAGGTCAGCGGCTCGGTGGAGATCGGCGACGGTGTCGTCGAACTCGATGGCGAGCACATCAACGCCGACGCCAAGAGCGTCAGCGGCTTCGCGCGCAAGAAGTGGGGCGACGTCGACACAGAGGACGTGCCCATCGAGTACGCCGCGCAGTTCATGCACGGACTGATGGTGACCGGCCGCCGGTACTGCCTGGTGGCGGCGCTGCGCAGCTTCGATGATGTCGACATCTACTGGACCGTCCGCGACGACGAGACGATCGCCGGCATGCGGCCGAAGCTGGTCAGCTTCTGGATCGACCACGTGCTCGCGGACGTGCCGCCCGATCCCGTCAAGTTCGACGACATCAAGGCGCTGTTCCCGCTGGACAACGGCCTGGCGATCGAGGCAACTGACGACATCGCCGACAAGGTCGAGCAGCTGCGCCAGGTGCGCGCTTCGCTGAGGGACTACACAGAGGCCGAGGAGGCGCTGAAGTTCGACATCGCGGAGTACATCAGTCCGCACACCAGACTGACCCTCGGCGGCAAGGACCTCATGACATGGAAGGGGCAGAACGACACGCGCCTCGACCAGAAGCTCCTCGAACAGGCCGAGCTCTACCGCCGCACCGAGGACGGCTACGAGCGGATCGCCGACCCGGTGGCCGCGTTCTCGCGCACGAAGGTGATCCGAGTTCTTCGCTTTACGAAAGGAAAGAAGTGACCGCTGCCCAATTGAAGGCTGCCGCTACCGGCGCCGCCACCCCCGAACAGGCCCGCAACCCCTACGATGCGTTGAAGCGCCAGCTCGAACAGAGCAAGCACGAGTTCCTGCCGCTGCTGGGCAACTCGTCGGCCAACGTCGACCGCTTCATCCGCGTGGTTCTCAACGCAGTGTTGGCCACGCCCGACCTGCTCAACGCCAACCGCCGCACGCTGATTGCGGCGTGCATGCGCGCCGCGCAGGATGGCCTGCTGCCCGACGGCCGCGAGGCGGTGCTGAACATCTACAACACCAAGGTGAGCCAGCGCGGCGAGCCCGACCGCTGGGAGAAGGCTGCTCAGTACCTGCCGATGGTGGGCGGCCTCATCAAGAAGCTGTACGAGTCGGGCGAAGTCACCTACATCGACGCCGCCTGCGTCTATGAGAAGGACCGCTTCACGTTCCGGCGAGGCGAGGACCCCAAACTCGAGCACGAGCCGACGATGGAGGAAGACCCCGGTCAGATCATCGCCGCGTACGTCGTGGCCAAGCTCAAGAGCGGGGAGATCAAGCGCGAAGTCATGCCGCGGCGCGACATCGAGCGCGTGAAGGGCGCGAGCAAGAGTGCCGGCAATGGCCCCTGGGTCACGTGGTACGACCAGCAGGCCATCAAGTCGGTCATCAAGCGCCTGTACAAGCAGATGCCCAAGGCCGACGCTTTCGAGGCGGTGGCCGAGTCGGACAACCTGGCCAGCGGGTATGCCGCGATGGGCTCAACGGTGGGCGCGGAGATCCAGCCGGCGCCGCCGGCCGCACCCGCCGGCCCGGCGCTGACCCACGCGCCAGCCGATCCGCTCGACTTCGACTTGCCTGGGCAGGGGGTCGAGGAGGCGCAGCGCGAGGAGACGGCGGCAGCGCCGCGCGCCCGCAAGGTGCAGGCCAAGCCCGCCCCGGTCGCGTTCGACGAGAAGGCGTGCGCCGACAAGCTGCGCGCGTGCTCCAGCGTCGAAGTCCTGAACCTGATGGCCGACGAGCTGCGCGACATCCCCGACGACGAGATGCGCGTCCGCCTGTTCGCGGTGTACGAAGAGCGACGCGCGGCGCTGGAAGCGAGGTGATGGCCGAAGCCGACATCGACTACCGCACCTGGGGCGCGACGC